AAAGAAAACAAAGGGACGAGTCCCTTCCTCTCTGCAACTATCTCTGAAAGCCCCTATAAACACTAGGGGTCTTTTTTTTGTGAGGTGGAAACTGAGGTGGAAGTACCTTTTTTTAGAGATCCATTAGGCAGTTAATTGGAGTATGTCCTCCTAAAATTATAGCTACTCCTACGGCAGGTTTTTTACCTGCTTTTGCATAAGCCATTGCATAAGAGTCAAAATCTATTCCACAGCCTACCTGAGTTCCAAATATTTTAAATCTTCTGCCAACTGTATACTCTGTATATGCCTGCGTATGGAGGTGGCCTTGGACGGTGCTTAACATATCTGCTCTGCTTTTAATTCTAGCAGTCCCTGCCTCCCCGTGAATGTATTGCACATCATCATATACGACTCTCTCAACAAAGTTCCATGTAGGTACTTCTAAAACTTCCTTATAAGATTTGATCCATTTGCTAGGGATTGCAGAAGTTTGAGCTTTTCTCATAATCATTCTGTCATGGTTTCCGATAATTACATCTGCTATAGGAAACTCTTTATAATATCTTTTGAGTCTTTTAATAGCTAGATCAAGTTCGTCTGCTCCTCCAAGCCCATCTGAGTCTGTTTCATGATAAGAGCTAAAATGATTGTCTACAACGTCTCCAATAAATACAACTTTATTGCAGTTATATTTTGCGTAAGCTTCTTTGCAAAAATCAAAGTACTCCTCTAGATCAAAGGGGCAATGAAGATCTCCAATTACAAGGATTCTATTTTCGTCTTTCGTTAAGTGTTCGTATGCTTTTAATTTATTCCCGTGTAGTCTCGGTCTTTGTGTCATGTAAAGGGTTTAAGTTATCTCCCTTGTGCTCTATATGTTTTTTTGTATAGTTTAGAAGCTTTGAGCGAGGAAGTTTTTGACTTAGCATGTACTCCTGGTCTTCGTACACGCTTAGATTTTTTTATAAGAGAAGCTCCTATGTTTTTTCTAGGCATTATTTATTGAATTTTATGCCTAGCTTATCGACAGATCTCATTCCAAAATATCCTGAGAGAGTCCATATAAGAAGGTCTTTTGTGTTTTCAGTATCTAGGCCATAAAACCAGCCAATGACATAAGCACAAACTAGGGTGGCTAAGGTTAGAGGCCTGACATTTCGAGTAAGCCATGACTGGCTGTGAGAATCGCTGACCCAACGTCTAGTTATTCCGTCAATTTCAGCACGCTCTATACGCAGCTTTTCAAGTGCTATCTGCTTGTCATTGTCTGACATCTCAGAGCCGTTTATAAGCGTCTCTATAACCGCTCCTACAGGCGTAGAGTTGGCAAGTTTTGAGACGACTGAAGGGATCTTAGAGAGTAAAAATTTTCCTATCCCCGTCTCTTTAAACTTTTTTTTGTCAGACATAAATTAATATCTCCATTTTAATTTTGCTTTGCAGCAGGTAATTGTGTTTCCTGAAGTCCCGCTCCTAATATGTCCAGATGACCTCTCCGACTTTTCTACCGTCATGTTTTCCAAGCGTGTCGGAATCGACATGGATGAAAGATTCGGAAACCCCGATCCTGTCGAAACCCGCATCAATGAGTGCTCTAATAATAATGAATCGGTCTCTCGCATTCGAGCACGCAATATCGACTGCTTTTCCAACCAAATGAGACGAGCCAGGCTTGCCTCCCACTTTCTTATTGTGTGATTCTGTTCGATATCCACTATTGATTTTAAAGGGTATTCCACTTTGACCCCTTGCAAAGTCGAGCAGCTCCAAAAAATCAGGACACATATTATCAGAAGCTGAGCCAGGCTGGTCAGGAGAGTCAAACTCTTCATATTTAAAGTATTGCATAATTAAACACCTTTACACAGGCACTCATCTTTTCCGCAAGTGCATTTTTTTGTTCTTTGATTGTATAAACTGTCAATAAAACTAGTCCCGTAGATACTTGTATTGTCAATTATCTGCGTTTGTGTGGAGATTACTAGAGACTCTAGAGAATCTTTTTGCTTTACGAGTTGATCTATACTTGTTTGTAAGGATTGATTTTTCTTTTTAAGCTCTTGGATCTCTTCGGGAGACTTTCCGATAAGCACAGCGATCACGGTGGCTAGTGAAGCACTTAAACTTCCTGTAATTGCGACAAAAATGTCTTTATTTTCAGGCGGGATTTTAACATTCCCAAGGTACATGAGCAGAAAAATAACTGTCATAAAGAGCACTCCTGCTCCTATGTAATGGTATAAAAATTTTATCCCTAATTTTTCCCCACTCATAGCACTTATTTATTGTTTAATTGTTTGTAGATAAGCAAACCTGTATATCCTATTGTGAGAAGTAGTACAATAGTTTGCAAAAATGAGTTAATGCCGTCTATTGAGCTAAAAATTAAAGCTCCTAGGTTTACGGCAAAGACCTTAAAAATTGAATTTACATAAGCCATATCTTCCATTTTATTATTAGTTTTTTAATTATTCCCTTCTGCGTAAAGCTTCCATACTTGCTCTCCTGTTAATGAGCTTGAAAAATATCTGACATTGTCTATATTACCCTCATAAAATCCAGCAGCCCAAGAACCGTCAAAATAAGATCCGATTAATATAGCTTCGGTCATAGTCCTTGACGGAGCACCTGTATTAGATCCTGTTTGATAGCCATCAATATATATCTTTGTATTGCCACTAGAATCGCAAGTGCCTACAATATGATGCCATTGTTTTACTTTTAAAGCCACGCTAGAGGTGGCAGATATATTTGTCCCGTTTGATCGAATTATAAAGGAGGTGTATTCAGTTCCATAATTTTGCAAAGACCAATAATTAGTATCACTAGGAGATGTATAATATCCTTTAGTTGCTGCATACTGGTTTTCTCCAGAAAAACTAGAAATGTCATTAAATACCCAAACCGATATGCTAAAAGCAGAGTCGTTTGTGGTGTAAGGTGTAGTAATTTTTGCTGTTCCGTCAAAAGTAGCCGAGTGTGTTCCTATAATTTTAACAGATGAAGAATAACTTATATTTGTTGGGGTTGCGTCAAAACTTCCAGTACTGTCCTCTGAATTGTTATCGAATTTATAATAAAATTTTTCAATAGAACCTCCAAAGGGATCTGAGCTTTCTTTAGTAATGTAGCATTGATATTCTGTATTATATAGGTCTTGTACATTTGAAGCTGATAAGGCAGAGTTAAAAATTCGAAGTTGGTCAATAGCACCATCAAAAAAAGGGCCATCTGTACTTCTAAAAGAACCAATAACAGAGGTGGAATCATTAACAGAGCCACCACTTGTGGACATAGCTACACCTGAATCTATCGCAGTACCATTTAAAAAAGTTGATAGTTCCCTGCCTGTTGAATTATAAGACCACACAACGTGATACCAAGTGCCTGCATTTATTGTAACATTGTTAAGACCCCCTGTACCTGCCAAGTAATAAGTACCCGCAACTTGCCTTAAAGCAAATATTTTAAAAGTATTAGCGGACACGTAAGACAAAGTTGCTCTAAAAGGTGCTTCCGAGCTTCCGGTAGTTATACCTGTGCCGGTAATATGCATATGGCTACTTATGCCGCTATCTAATTTTACCCAAGCTGAAATTGCAACATTTGTGTCTGTGTTTGGTATTGGACTTCCTATTGCTATTACACTACTGCTCCCATTAAATTGAGCAGCACTCCCAAATCTACCTGAAACATAAGTTATATTAGAAGCAGTACCGTCATAAGTTCCTCCGTGGGAGTCAGTAGCATCTCCGTCTAGTTTATAGTATGCAGTATTTGGTGCAATAAAATCTGTTGTGCCTGTAGTACAGGTTTGTGAACAAGCTGCTAATCCTGCAAGAGATGTTACTTCGTCAGACGAAAGTGTTTTATTAAATATACGAAACTCATCTATTGAACCTGCGTGTCCATTCGCACTACTATTATTATAATCACCAATAACATTATACGAGTTAGTAGTTCTTCCTCCTGCCGAAGAATCTAAAGTGTAAGTGGCAATTAATGTGGTATTTGAATATAGCTTGACTTGTTTACTAGAACCTACGTATGTGTGAGTTATATAATACCAAGTATTGGCTTCAAGAGTGCTTATAGTACCGACTGTAAGATAACTGCTATTATAATATGCTGTTGAATTAAAATAGCGTTCAAATGCCAAAGCCAAACCATTTCCAGAGCCGAGACCATAAACGTAAATATGGAAAGACCCGTAATTGCTTCCAGTATAATCTCCTACTAAAGTTCCGTGAAGTCCTGAAGCTGTGCTAGACACACTATCCCATTTAACCCACATAGAAACACTAAAGTTGTCATTTTCATCGCCTGAAGCCACACCTATTGGAGAAGTAATTTGAATTTTACTTGTAGTCCCGTTAAATTTTGCAGAATAATTTATTTTACCGTTTTGTACAAACTCAACATTACTAGGCGTTCCATCATAATTTGTTGATTTGTCTGAAGCATCGTAATCTAGAGAGTAATAAGCAACACAGGATGAATCTCCTAAAGGTTGTAAGTCTTCAGTTACACAAGGGCCACCACTACTAGCAACTATGCCTCCAGTTGTAAAGAATTTTTTATTAAAGGCCATTTTTTAAGTTTTATTATTATTCCCAAGGGTTTACAGGGGCATCAAAAAGTCTTGAATTGTAGTTTATAACATCACTTTTTTTAGTGAGTTCGTCTATCTCTGCTTCTCTCTCATCTGCCTTAGATTTGATTTCTTCTCTTTTAGTTGTAATATCGCTAGGAATATCTTTTCCTCCCTCAGCTTTTCTTATAACATACCAGTCAGTAGGCTGTAAAGCTATATTAGCGAGCTCTTTGATTTTAGCTTTTTTAATAGTTTTTAAATCTGCTAAACTCTCACTCCAAGTCTTATTGATTTTAGAGTATATAAAAGCTTTTTTACTCTTATTAAATTTAAGCTCTCCTCTATTATGTATGGAGGGATCGAATCCGTCAGCGTTTTTTACATCATAAAAACCATACTCCTGAAGAGCTGTGCTCGATAAATTATTAAATCCACCAATAACTCTTCCCCAAGATTTAGGGACGGATTGAAAGATCTCTATTTGTCCATTTATTTCTATTGCTTTTTTCATGATTTTATAATTAAGGAGTTGTGTCTGTTTGATAAGTTGAAATTGCATACATTAAAATAGCAGCAGAGTCATTGTCATCTACGCATAGTACCTGTATGATGTTTTTTGTGCTAGTATCTAGCTCGCTGCTTCCCACTCTTGAGATAGTTGAAGTGGTAAAATCGGTTGCTAAAGTGATTACCGCACTTGACAAATCACCTCCTGAGAGAATAATATCTATTACCTGCCCTTTTTTCATCTCTTGAATTGTAAGAGTAGCTGTGGCAACATTCCCTGTAAGGTTAAATGCTGAATAAGTAGAAGCAACTAAATTTTGATTTCCTGTGGAGGCACTATCTAAAGTGGCTGTATATCTCCCCTCTAATTTATCATGAGTTACTGCGTCATTTGCAAGCTTGCCAGTAGCAACTCCTAGGTCTTTTATTCTAACAGCACCTGATCCGTCTGTATTATTAAGCTCTATTGTAGAATCGTCTACAGTTACCTCTACCTCATCTGCATTTGCTGTAATTCCGTCTCCTCCAATTACGTTTATAGTAGCATCCCCTGACCCTAGAGAAGATCCTGTCATACCTGTCCCCGCAATTATGGAGGTAATATCTCCAGTTGCTACAGTTTCTAATGAAAAACCACCTGAAGAGTGGTCATAAGCAACTACTTTTGTGTCGTCTCCTGAGACTGGAGAGAGTGATTTTAATTGTGATGCTTTTATTTTAAAGTCTGTGCCAGTAGCGAGATCACTTTCGCTAGTTCCTAAACCGTAGACCTCTGCAAACATTGCAGCTACGTTTGTGGCAAATGTTCTAAGCGAATCCCCCGTCCCATCATTTGCGGAAGACCCCACGTTTACGTCTATTGAAGCCATAAGTTTTAAGTTTTATTTTATTTTATTTTTTAAGTTTGATCTATACTAATTAATGTGCTATCTACACGGTAGGAGATCATGTCCATTGTGTAGTTTGAGCAGCTATCTAGAGGGTATACATCCCCCCATCCGTCTTGTATCTCAGTTCCCCATAAAGAATCGCAATAAATATCTCCCCAGGCCATACTAACAACTGCTTATATCAGGATAAATACTTCCCCACGCTGAGGTAGTAGTTCCCCAAAGGGTACTGCAATAAATTTTCCCGTAGGCCATTATAATACCCAGTCAATGTTAAACGATTCTTTACTTGGTTTTAGATCTGCTCCTGTGTTACTTGTCCACTCGCTAAAAGTAGACCCGTTATAAAGCATATAATCTAAAAACCTCTCTGTGTAGCTTTCTGCTCTGTCTCTCTCTACCTGGACTAGATCTTTTACCTCTTCAGTAGTAGCTGTCTCTGCGTTCTCTGAGGTGTGTTTAAAGACACCTTTTGAAGAAACTGTGAAAAGACATGACTTTAAAAATTCAGCTAAACATGCGTGAATTAAAATAGGCTTGACATAAGTCTTCAAAAGAGCTAAGTAAGGATCTGCTAGCGTTCCTGCTGTTATCTCTGAAGAAAATTTGTCATAAAGATCCGTGCCTAGGATAGGCTTTAAGTAATGTGTTTGGGCATGGAATAGAGAAGGGATTAATTTGTCCGCATCTATATTACCGTCTAAAATAGAGCTCTGTCTCACTACGTCATCCTTTGTGCAAAATAGTACTGTCGCCATATTTTTATTTGTTAGATTTTTTGTTTCCTATTCCCCTCTCAGCAGGAGTTTTCCCCTCCACTCCTTTGCGTTTTAATCCAGGGACATTTGCTACTCTCTTATCGTTTTCTAGATCGTCTGTTTTGCTTTTTGGCAAAAACTTTCCGTTTTCTCTTTTTCTGAAAAAGATCATTCTTTTCCAAAAGTGTCTGCAATTATTACCTCCGAGGAACTTAAAAATATCATAGTGGCCACTTGAGGGGCCGTTTTTTCCACCTTTAGCTAGTCCTGGGTTTGGGTCTAAATCTGAGAGCTTTTTAATGTCTTCAAACCTGTAAAGCAGGCCATATTTTGTGCCCTTATTTCTTTTCATCATTGTCTGACAAAATTTTCTTTGAGGGTCGGGGTTACCTGCATAAACATACCTGAGTTTGTATAAGCCTTTGTCTTCTTTGCTTTTTTTATCTGCGTCTGCCGTATCTGCAAAAAGATTTATCTGACTAAGCATCTGCTCCTCTTTAGAGTTGGTCACTTCCATTTCTTCTATTAGCTCCCACTCGTCACTAATGTCTTCCCCATATTTTTTAAGGTTTCTTATAACGACTTTTTCGTGTTCTACAGAAAGGTTTGGCTTTTCAGTTACTACAAAAGTCTTAGTATTTGATAGCTTTTCTTTTAAACTAGACAACAACTGCTCTGACCCTTCTCCCTTAAACATAGATTTTGCAACTTCGATGTCAAATTGTAGCATTTGTACTAGGAAAACTATTGCCTGGTCTTCTGTCAATATACCTTCTTTGACGTTTTGAAGTATAGCGATAGCTGAAGCAATTTGAGCTCCGTTATAACTAGCCTGCTTGTCCTCCAAGTCGTCTTCTTTTTCTTCAGGAGACTCCTCAATAATTTTCTCGCTAGGAGTTTCTTCTACTGTGATAGTTTCTTCTTCTTCCTTAATTCCTGTTTCCTCTTCTCTCTGCTCTTCTGAGACGATACTAGACTCTGTAAACTCGATTGGAGTTAGTGTTTGGACATAAATATTAAGAGCGATATTATTAACCGCTAAAATGTCATGTATAGCATCTACTATGTCGTTTTGAAAAGGTTTTATCACTACATTTTCAAATAAGTTGTGTGCGTTTTGGATCTCTTCTGAGTTATTGCCAAGTGAGTTTCCTGTGTCTCTTATTCCAATAAGCAAAGGAGATGTAATTCTATGGCCTAAAAGAAGCTTTCTAGAGCACTCTTCTGAGATATAAGAGTAAACGTCTGCTGCATCTGAGACAGAAATGTCCTCAATCGTTGTTTTATTCTCAGCAGAGTCTGAAAAAGATACAATGACCTTCTCTCCATTAGACCCTGTAAGCTTATTTTGAATCTCTCTTTTGATCTGCATTTGCTTCTCCTGGGTAGGTATTCCATTTGTAAAAGAAACTAGCTTAGTCCCGCTAAAAGAGTTGCTCACTTCATTCATTAAATAAGTACTAATTTGAGACTCAAGGCGAGCATAATTTAAAGAAGCACAATAGTCAGGGATTGAGTAGTAGTGCATCCCTGGAATATGTCTTCTTATGATGTATATTTCGTTTGGAGCACCGCTTCCAAAGACAGGAATCCTTGTCAGCTCATCTGAAGGCTTGTAGTTTTCCCATTTAGGGTGGTAGTAGTAAGCATTGATTTTACCCTGGTCATCACATTTCTCTGCTCTTAGGGTTTCTCTGTTAAAATGAGTGACAGAGGCCACTTGTTTTTTTGAGTAAGTTACTTGAAAAGATGCCTCTCCTAAAAGTTTTAAATCCAGGCAAACTCTTTTCAGGTCTTTGGGCTTAAAAAGAGCTTTAAATTTAGCAAACTCATCAGGCTTTCTAGCTGAGTCTAAAGCAGAAAATCCCTTCCCGTAAATTTGATTAACCACTCCATTGATAATAGAGGAGGAGGTGGGGGAGTTTAAATAGTTATCGATTAGCTCTTTGTAAAATAAATTATCGTCTCCAAAAGCAACGTAATCCTTTCTAGAGTCCTCTATAATTTCAGGAGTTTGATACGCTGAGAGCTCTAATATGTGAAAGTCATTATTATTCATAGACGAGATAGTCGTTTGTGTTTGAAGTTTCATAAGTGTATTGGCCTGTATTTATGCTATAAGTAGCTGCCGACTGATCTGTAGCAAATATTTTATCTCTATACAGTACCTGAGAGGTCGCTGTGTTTGTGATCTCTATAGTATAGTTTTGATCTTTTGCTGAATCAAAGCCAAATGAGGCTGTGTATTGATAATAGTACTTAGTCTCTGTAAAAGAAGAAACAGTCTGAGAATAGACCTGAGTATTTTGTGACTCATTTTTTACCACTACTTTAAAAATATTTGCCCCCGTGGGTGCATATACTTTTGGAATGAAA